CGACCGAAGGCCACGCGGACAACGTTTTCGATTTCTTCCAACGAAAGGTTACGTGCCTCGGCAAGGGCATCAGCTTCAAGAGCCAAGTATTCCACCTCTGCTTCTGCATCCTTTTCCTTGTCCACCTCTACGAAAGACTTTCCGAAGAGAGGGTGGACACTCAGGAAGTGCTGAAGCACCTGATTGCTTCGCTCCACATAAAGGAAGCCGTCCTCAAAGATGATAGGTTCAACAATGGCGTTGCCATCCTGCTCGTCCTCATAAGGAGATTGTTGGTTACGCGCATAGCGCAACGCTCTGTTCGTGCCTGTCTCTTCATCGAAGTGCAAGAGTGGCATACGACGTGTGTTGCGGGTGGGCAGCATGTACGAAAGCGGAGCTACCTCCCGCGTCAGCTTGTACGACTTATCGACGTACTGTTCAGTCTTCTTCATTAGATAAAAATTAGATTTGAGAAAAGTAAAGTGGGAAGCGTGTCCTCAAGGACACGCCTCCCCTTTACGGCTTAGGCAATCTTACGCATTGAAGATTACGAAGTTGTTTGCACCGAGGGTGCAGACGCATCTTTCAGAGAGGTAGTTAACCTGCATCTTGTCGATGTCGTTAACCATAGCTCCTCCGGCAGAACCTGTAATCCAAGTCTTGTAGCGACGGTCTTCAGTCTCAGACGCTCTGTAACGAACGTGCAAGAATGGACGCTTCGCGTTCTTACCAAGGATTTGGTCGTACACGGTAGTAGAACCTGCAGGAACGAGAAGACCGTTCACAGCACCGCTGCCTGCCACAGTAGACAGACCACCGCGCATAGTTGGGTCGTTCAGGTATTTCCAATCAGTCTTGTAGAAGTCGTAACCTCTGCGGAAGCCTGAGAAGCCAAGGTTCAAGGCCATCTCTTCGTCGTTGTCGAACAGACCGAATGAAGTACCACCCGCTCCATAGGAGTTTTGAGCAGCCAACATATCGTCGATGTCGAACGAGAACTGACGGTTGATGAAGAGAACGTTCTCCTCGATAGAACCCTGCTTGTCGAGACGCTGAATCACAGTGTCGAAGTCTGCAAGCACAGTGGGGTTACCACCTGCGTACACGTTACCTCTTTGGTTCACGGTGTAGAAGATACCTTCAGAACCGTTGAGACCTGCGACAGAAGTACCCGGAGCGGCAGTAAGTCCCTGCAAGTAGTCACCTGCACCTGAGCCTGCGTCTGCAGGAACAGCCTCAATCATAGCAGTTTCGAGGTAGTCGTCAAAGCGCAAGCGAGTCTCGTGCTCAGACTTCAAGTACCACAGGTATCCTGTAGCTCCGTTCTCAGTAGTAACCTCAACCCATCCAATCTGAGCCATGTCAGAACCGCTCACCTCGTAGGTATCCTTCAAGATGATAGGCTTGTTTTGGAAGATGAAGTCGTCAGCTTCGAGAGAGCCGTTCATACCTCCTGTTCCTTTGTTGAACTCAGAACCGTAGATGAAGATGGTGCAGTCGTTTCCACCTGCGGTGGTAGCAGCAGCAGAACCTGCCTGCTCATAGATGTTGGCCTTGAAAGTCTTGGCGACAGGGTCAACGTTGCTCACGATAGCTTTGTTAGAGCCTGCACCATTGTTCCAAACAATCATGATAGTTTGGTTGTCACGCAAGGCGATACCCCCTGTAGCAGAAGCGGTAGTTCCACCCGGAGCAATGTTGTCATTAACAATGAAGTCCACAACATCAGTGCCTGCAGCGACAACGCCTGCTGTTCCTACCTGAGTGTACTTGGTGTGCAGTCTGCCCTGCTCTGCCCACTTGACGAGGTCAGAGTTAGAAGGCATCTCAGCACCCACCATACGGAGGAATGAAGAGATGGTTCTGTTGCCGTATCTCTCGAACTCCTTTTCGTAGGTGTCAGGGAGGTACTGATTCAAGAAATCAAAGTCCTTGATGTAGTTTGTTGCGACGGGAATCTGTTGAGCACTCGGTTGGAGGTCAAATCCCGGTGTAGCGGATAGTGCCATTTTTTTCTTAATGTTTTATTTGCGACTCCTAATTTTTAGCCCTCGACCTGAGTCATTGTTCAAGGACTTTATTTGCACTCCTCCCTTACTCGTGACTTCAGGTGCGCTGCGCATAGACATGTCAGTATTCTTCATCTTACGCATCGTACTGTCAGCCTGAACAGATTTGCCTTGCTCGTAAAAGAACTTGGCAAACTTTTCGGGATTCATAGCGATAGCCAACGCTCGGTGGTAACCTGCTGCGTCTTTGATGACACCGTTCTCATCAACATACTTCTTAAGGAAGTTGGTTGCATCAGACTGTGCCTTCTTCAACTCAGTAGCATCACCCGGAGAGAAGGTGACCTTCTTGTCTTCGTCAAGCGTGAACTCAAAGCCCTTGAACTCACTTCCGAAAACTTCGTTGGTCTGCTGAAGAAAGACTTGCTGTCGCTTCTTCATTGACTCCTCAAAAGAGCTTGACTCTTGGATATATTGGTTATACGCCTCCAACTTCTCTTTGTCTTCCTTGGAAATAGAACTCCCGCTCGACTCAAGGGGCGTTCCGTACTTTTCCTTTTGAGACTCAAAGAAGTCTTTGGCCTTCGCAATAGCTTTTTTCTTGTTGAGCTTGGTCTTCTTAATCGTCGATTCGTCATCCAACTCCTCGTCAAAAGAATAAGCCTCCATCAGGGTGTCGATGTCTTCTGCATCTAATCCCTTCTCGGTGGCAACCAAATACTCACGAAGGAGTTGGTCGGGGGCAACCTCATCGTAATCCTTGTTCAGTTTTACGAAGTCGTTGAAACCTCTTCCCGTATCCTTCTTGTACTTCAGATACGCAGCGACATCTTCAGGTAGCTCCTCGACCTCTTCGCGCTCGGCAAAGAGTTGGTCTACAGAATCAATCTGCTTGTCGTATCTGTTTTTGATATATGAAAGAACGTCGTCGTCAGAAAGCTCTGACTTAGATTCCTGAGCGGGAGCTTCCTCCTGCACAGGTGCTTCTTCTTGTGCAGGCGACTCAGCCGTCTCCGACTTCACCTCCTGCACCTCTGTGGCATTTACTTCTTGCTCGTGCTTGTCAAGAAGTGCCTGCTCGATTTCTTGTTGTGACTTTTCTGCGCCTGTCACCTCGCGAACTTTGAGTTCCATAGATTAGATTTTTACAAAAGTAATGACAATAAATTAGACTTATCTTGGCGAGAACTCAGCAAGGTCAAAGCCATCGAGACTGTCTTCGTTAGACTCGAAGTTCTGAGGCGGGAGGTTGTTCTTGCGTTGGTTAATCAGCTTACTCTGTTCAGTGTTTTGCTGACTAATCCTTTCAGCCTTAGCCTTCTCGCGCTGCGTTTCTCTGCTCTGAAGTGCGTCCTCAGAAATGTTTCTGAGTGACATATTGTATTGGAACTCCTGCTCCATGAGCATCTTCTTGAGTTCCGCCTCGTTCTTCATCTTCTCAATCTCGAACGAAATCTCAGCCTGCTTAATCTGCATCTTCGATTGCGTCTCAGCCTGCAACTTCTGCATGGCAGCCTGCGCAGCAAACTGTTGAGACTTCATCTGTCTCTCAGTTTCCATAGCCTTGCCCTGCAACATCTGCTGCTCCTCACGGTCTTGCTTCTGCTTACGCTTCAGCTTTAACAGTTGATTGGCGAGCTTGATGTTCTTCATCTCGCGGATGTCAATAGCATCTTCGAGGTAGATATCACCCTTCGACAAGGCCATCTGAATGTTCTGCTCCAACTGAGCTTTTTGCTCTTCATCAGGAGAGACCTCGATAAACACACCGAAGTCGTAGATGTACAGGTCAGAAATCTGATTGAGGATGCTGACGTTGTACTTACCGATTTGGTTTACGAACTCCTCGGTAAAGTCAGAATACTCCAAGATGTCTGAGATGCGGTACGACAATCCCTCCGCAAGGGTCTTAAACAGATAGAGGCTGCCATCGAGGATGTGCCTTGTAGCTGTATTGGAGTTTAGTGCCGCCAACTTCTGTACACCAACCAAAGAATTGGGGTCGGGTGTGCTTCCGTCACGAGCTTCATTGAGTCCCGTGACAGCACGAATCATATCGAGATAGTGATTGTAGTTGGCAATCAACATCTGCGTCTTCGACGCGCCTGAGTTGGAGGTGAGCTGCTGAATAGGGACGCGAGCGTTGTTAAACTCTCCGTCCTGCGTATAGCTCCTGCCAATAACAGAACCCGTTTGGAAGTACAGACGCAAAGCGTCTTCAGGGTTGTATGCGTTACCTGTCCCAAGGTCAACCTCGTTCAGGCCATCAGCATCAATGTATACACCGTCAGGAACTGTACGAGCAATAACCTGCTGCAGCTTGAGGTGCGTCATCTGAATGAGGTCAGCAAAAGGAATCATCCTTCTCACCAACGACTCAATGACACCCTTATACATACGAGGTGCTACAGCTACATAGTTAGGGATGGCGTGCTGACTAGCGGACTTAGGTCTCACCATGTTCTTAGCCATCTCCCACTTGAGAATCATATTCGTTCCCATCACCATGACACCGTCATACCACACGTCAATCTTCTTGGACACCTTCTCGAAGTTGCCCTCATCCATCATGTCAGATGGCGGGTTGAAGGAGTCATCCTTCTCAATCATCTTGACGTTGCCGTTCTCAGAAGTCTTCTTCTTGTAGACGATTTCGTTGGTGGACTTGTAATTGAAGTACAACAGCGTAACCGTGTCGCGATAGAAGATGTCGTTGTCGTAATACTGCGCTACGTTGAAGTAGTCGTACCACTGCTGACTATACTTGGTAATCTTCTCAAGGTCTTCGTTAGTCAGCGTAGGGTCAATCTTCAGAAGCTCATTGACATTAACCGTCTTGACCTCGCCCCAATAGAAACAATCCTTGAAGTGCGGGTCTTCAGTGTAGCTGTACACCACATTGGCCGGGTCAACATAAGACACCTGTACACCGCTTCCCTTGAGGAACTCGTGCTTCGCCACTGCGATACCGCATACAGTAAGGTCGTAGTCAAACCTCTTACGAAGGTCACCGTAGTGGTTCTCTTCAAAGATGGTGTTGATGGCTTCCTCCTCTGCAATCTCGATAGCAGGCTTGTAGTTAAGCTGCATATAGAGTGACAGTTCCTCGTCGCTTTCAGGAAGCTCTTCAGGCTCTGTAACAAAGGGGTTGGCTCCTGTAGCTGCCTGAATCTTTTCCAACACAGGCTTGGCAATCATCTGACCTTCGATAAGGTCTTGATACTTGCTGCGCTTAGATTGAGACAGCGCATCTTGAGCGTATGCCTTGACAGAGAAAAGCCTGTCCGACATACCGTTCACGACGATGTCTACGAACTTGGGAAGAATAGGTACAGGTGTCCAATCAAGGTTGATGTATGATAGGTCACCATCAATGGCTAGTTCCTGCTTGTACTTCGCAATGGACTGCTCACCCCTTGCGTAAAGACGCAATCGGTGCAGTGCCCTCCATTGGTCGTAGAATCTGCATTGGCTTCCGTCCTTCTTGAACCATTCATATTGAATGGCCTGACCAACCTGCAGACCAAACTCAAAAGAGTCCTTTTCAGCGTCGGACACGAATTGACTCGGAAAACCTGCAGATGAAATGTTTATCTTAACATCCTTCATCGAATCAGTTCACTGTAAGCCCCCTTGTTATTATACCTTGCAAAGGTAAGGCTTAATTTATTTGTCTTCTTTTCGGGCTGATACAGGTGCTTTTGGCAAGCCATGATAGCCAATCCCGAACTAATACTTGCGTCAAATTTGGTTCTATTGGTAATATCGAACTTCGCCCAATCTTCGAGTGTGCGAGTGAAAAGCATAGAACCCATCTCGTCTGCATCCCTAAACGAACCGTCCATATCTATTCCCACATACTTTTCGATGTAGGATTCAATGGCTGAAGCGTGCGCCTGCTTCACATCCTCTGATGAGTTAGGGATTCCACCAAGCTCTCTCTCTGTTTTAGATAGCTTGTTGTATGTTTTGTCAGGTCGATTCATGCAGAATCCTCGATATCCACGATTCTTGAAGTGATAGAG